CTCGTTCGCTTGCAGCTTTGCGTTTGGTGAACTCAAGCTTATGGAAGGATCCGCTAAAATTATCTCTCTCATCGCAAGAGACGAAAATCAGCACCTTGTCATTACTCAAAACATCCTCAATAAGTGGCGCGAAGGAGATGATCCAGAGATGCAAGAAATTGCTCAAGAAGAAGAATCTTGGGTAACGGAGTGCTTCCGCAATTGTGTGAATGAGGAAAAAGAATGGGCTAAGTACCTGTTCAGAGATGGATCCATGATTGGACTAAATGACAAACTTCTCAATAACTATGTTGAGTGGATTGCAAATCGTCGTATGAAGGCGATTGGGTTGAAACCACTTTATGATGTTCCCGCAAAGAACAATCCATTGCCTTGGACTGAACACTGGATCTCTTCTAAGGGTCTTCAGGTAGCCCCACAAGAAACAGAAGTAGAATCTTATGTTGTTGGTGGTATCAAACAGGACGTAAAGAAAGATACGTTTGCTGGATTCAAACTCTGATCTAAATATTAATAACAACTGAATTGAACTAAGTCTTATGGCTACTCAAACTAAAATTCCGAGGGTAGTTTCGGAAGATCTACCCTCCAATCCTTTTGCTTTCGAAGTTCTTGCACTTGTCGCAAAACAAAAATCAAATGCAAAAAAGGCAGAGATTCTTAAAAAATACGCCCATCCATCATTAACTACAATTCTTATTTGGAATTTTGATGAAACTATTGTTTCTGAATTACCAGAGGGTCTTGTCCCATATGGTAGTGTTTCTCAACAAAATGTTTCTTCTGGTAACCTCAGCGACAATATTAATAGGGCTGTAGAGATGATGGATGAATTGCATTCCAATTCTATTGGATCTCAAGATCAAGGTAGAACTTCTATTCGTCAAGAGTACACTTATTTTTATAATTTTGTAAAAGGTGGTAATGATCGTCTTTCTAACAGAAAGAGGGAGATGATGTTTATTAATATTCTTGAAGGATTGCACCCACTCGAAGCGGAAATCCTTATTCTTGTTAAAGATAAAAAACTTCAAACTAAGTATAATATTACTAAACAAAATGTATCTGATGCTTATCCTGATATCCAATGGGGTGGTAGATCATAAATACCTATTAGAAATATAGTATCTAAAGAATATGGCAAGGCAGGGGATTAGTACAGGAACATCGCCTAATGATGGTTTAGGCGACTCTCTGTTAGCTGGTGCTGTAAAAATTAATCAAAATTTTCTGGAAATTTATAATACTTTTGGAAACGGAAATACATTAACGAGTTATGTTAATACTGCTGGTATAGCAACTTATGCAACCACATCTGGTGTTGCAACTATATCTGGATATGCAACAACAGCGGGTGTTGCAACTTATTCATCATCATCTGGAGTTTCGACAACAGTAAGTGGAGGATTTGGTTCACTTATAGGATTAACAGTTGTTGGACTTACCACATTATCAGTCAATAGTTCTATTGATGCATTAAGAATTACTCAAACTGGTGGCGGAAATGCCCTAGTTGTTGAAGATGAAACAAATCCTGATGCTACTCCCGTTATAGTAACTGGTATTGGATCTGTTGGCATAGGAACAAATTCTCCAGTATGTTTATTTCATGTCCAAGGTGATACATTAATAACTGGAATTGCCACAGTTGGACTTGCAAATACTTCTACTCCAGTAAATAATTCTCAAATGAGTTTTGAACTCACATCAGACACAAATTTGAGAATTAAAGTTCGCGGAACTGATGGTGTGTTGAGATCTGCAGACATTACACTTGCATAATACTAAATACCTCAGTGTCGCAAAAAGAATATCTATGACTTTAGATCTTCATAACTTCTTCAAGTATTATGATGATAATAACGCGAATCATGTAGCTGCAGTTCAATGGTTAGAGGATAACCTTCCTGCACAATTCATGGATGATTCTGAATCCGAATGGATTGGAATTTTTAGAACAAAACCCCCTACTCCAGAAGTTCTCGCAGTCCCTTACTACAATCAAGTAGACAACTATAGAGATGCACATAGAACTTGCAACTCTTCATCGTGTGCTATGTGTCTGTCTTTCCTCAAGCCAGGCAGCATCAAGGGCGATGATGAGTATGTCAAGAAAGTATTTGAGATTGGTGATACGACTGACCATGCCGTACAGACGAAAGTTCTGGCAGCTTATGGTGTTAAGTCACACTTTAGTTACAATCTATCTTTTGCTGATATTGATAAAAGTCTGGACGCTGGGAAGCCCGTTGTTATTGGCATACTCCATAGGGGTTCTCTTTCTGCACCTACTGGTGGGCACATGTGTGTTGTTATAGGAAAGACCCCAGATGGAAAGGGTTACTATATCAACGATCCATATGGTTCTCTAAACGATAACTATACCGGTCCAGTAACAAATGGTAAGAAAACCATTTACACCAAAGCAGTTCTTAAGCATCGTTGGTGCCCAGGTGGCAACGATGGTTGGGGTAGAATTTTTGACTGAGGAGAACAACAATGGCTAGAATAGATTTACACAACTTTTTCAAGTTTTACGACGAAAGAAATCCTAACCATGTCAAGGCAGTTCAATGGTTAGAAGATAATCTCCCCGTCAAGTTCTTAGAGGATAACATTGACTGGGCTGAGATTTATAGAGGAAAAAAGACTAGTGCTGCACCAGCCTCAGCCGCTGCTGCAGCTCCTGTAACAAGTGGTGATGATATGCCTATGATGGGTCTCAAACTTATCAAAGAGTTTGAAGGATGTCATCTATCTGCATATCCTGATCCCTTGACTGGTGGACTTCCAATTACTATTGGTTGGGGTTCCACTCGCAAGAAGGATGGATCGCCATTCAAACTGGGTGATACTATCACTCAACAGGAGGCAGACGATCTACTCATCAGTCAGTGTAAGAGTCAGTTCTTACCTGCACTTCGCAAGATTCCTCATTGGAATGAGATGACTGATGGTAAAAGAGGAGCACTCCTCTCATTTGCTTATAATCTAGGTGCTGGTTTCTATGGTGGAGATAATTTCAATACCATTACAAAGCGTCTGAAGAATAAGGAGTGGGACTTGGTTCCTGATGCTCTTTATCTCTATCGTAACCCTGGTTCAAATGTAGAAGCAGGTCTTGCTCGCCGCCGTAAGGCAGAAGGCGAAGCCTGGAAAAAAGGATAAATAAGATACAATTATTACTGATTCTTGATCTTTTGATCTGAATCTACATAGTCCGAGTCCTCTGGACTTGGTGATTACTTTACTTTTAAACAAAACTTCGGTTTGTTTCGTTTAGTACACACTAAGTTCAGGGGATTTTTATGTCTTACGCTAAAAGGGCGCTTGCTGCAGCGTCTGCGCTATTGATTGGCGCACCATCAGCATTTGCAGGTAATGTCACCCTGCAAGGAAATTGTGTCAAAATTGGAACCTCAGATAGAGGAACTATTGGTTCGCAAGGAAACACCGCACCAGGTATTCTCTACGATTCCACTTGCACATCAACTTTTAATCCTGCATACGATTATCTAACTCCTGGAACTCCTTTTGAGGGATGGACGATTAAAGGATTAGATGCGACTGGAGCAATCATCTTTAATCACTCCAACAATAATACTGGTGGTTTTGGTCAATCAAACCCAATCACAGGAACCAACGCAGACTACTCTGGAGTATCCTATAGAGGAGTCACATACGATAATCGTGCAGTATGGTCTGGTTCTACATCAAACTTTACTATTGAACACGATGTAAGATTCAATGATAATCAACACTTTGTCGATATCAATACTCGTTTAGAGTTTTTGATCGCTGTTCCAACTCTTTACTTCGGTAGATTCACTGACCCAGACGCAAGAGCTGCCGCAGGAGATAGTTCCGCAACTCTTAATGTTAGAGGATATGCTGGTGGTATTCCAGCAACCAATGTAGTTCTATCAGAGGCACTCGCATCCAAGTATGCTCTAGGGTTATTCACAGGTCAAATTGGTGGAGTCAACTCTGGTGTAAGTGCCTCTTGGACTACTGATCCAATCAATTATTACAATGGTGTAGATAACGGAAATGGTGACTACACCATCGGTCTTGGATTTATGTTCACTGGATTAAATGCTGGTGATATTGTTAATATTCAGTATGCTTATATCTTTGGCCCTTCTGCTTTCGCTGCTGGTTCTGGTGCTGTTGCTGGTGGTGCTGGTGGTGCAACTCCATCAACCTTTACTGTTACTGATGTAGGTTCTGCTTCTGCTCCTACAACTCCTTCCACACCAACAGTCACAGGAACTACAACCACAAATTCAGTTACAACATCAGTTTCTTCATCATCAACTTCTGCGACAACTTATGTAACCAGAACTGTTACAGATACTGATGCTGATGGAAACCCAAGAGTTAGAACTTATACTGATACCGTAGTCACCACAACACCAGTTGATACCACAACCACCACAACAACCCCAGTTACAACCACCACCTATTCTGACGGAACTTCAACCACAACAAATGGAACACCAGTTGTAACTTATTCTTCTGCAAATGGTTCTCCAACTTCTGCTGTGACCGCAACTGCACTTGATTCTACTGCGATCACAAGACCATCAGTTGCCCAGGCATCTGTTCAGTCTTCAAACCTTCCAGTTGTAAACATCACACTTACTGAACACGACGCTTCTGAAAATAGTGGTGTTCAGAGAATCGCAAGACATCATACGAAGACCACCACAACTCCGATGGTTAGAACCATCACCACAACACCAGTTACTACAACAACTGATGCTGCTGGAAATGAAACCATAACCAATGGAACACCTGTTGATACTTATGAACTCTGGAATGATGTTACGATTTCGCACACTTATGATTCTCTCTTTGGTCGTGTAGACCAACACGAAGTTCTAGAAAGTATTGGTGGTCTTGGTAGTGGATTGCAAGGTCTTCTGAACCACGAACCAACCGAACCAACAACCGATAAGGTCAGAGTGTTCAGCAAGAACTATTATGCTTGGTCTTCTGCTGATAATGGATATTCCGCAAAGTCCTTCATCTATGGTGGTGGACTAGAAATTGATATTAAACCAACCTGGACTATTGGGGCTCAGTATAATAATGTAAATATTGATCTTGATGGTGTTGATAGCACTTCCTCATTGAATAAGAGTCACATTGGTGTCTTCAATATGTTCCGTGGAAATACACTTTCACTTCTCACGAACGCTGGACTTGCTCAAAACAAGTATAATGTCTCCAGAAATGTTCAAGGTGTATTTAATAATGAGAGTTCTACCACTGGACAAGAGTGGTGGGTCACTAACAGACTCTTCTGGCACGCTCATAAGAACATCACACCTTTTGTTGGATACACTGTTGGAAATACTCGTAGAGATGCCTTTACTGAGTCAGGTTCTATTCAGTCCGCAAGAAGTGTTGCAGCAGTAGATGAGACTTCACACACTGGTGAAGTTGGTCTTAATCTTTCACATCGTTTTGGTGGTAAGAAAAAAGATCTCTTCGGTGTTAGTGTAGAAGGTTCTTATGCGACTGATAACTCTGCTGAGGTTTCTGCTACCGTTGACTATAAGGAGATGGTGTTTATTCAGGGAATTCATCAGATTTCTGATGGTGTTTCCAACACCGCAGTATCAGCAAATGTTAAATTTAGGTTCTAAAATCCTAAATACCTTAGATTTCAATCACACGGAATCCCAATATGGATAAGAAAAAGGAGAATGCTTTGGGGCAAGTAATTCGTATTGCCATCCTCGGATGGTCTGCTGCTCTTCTCACCGCAAGTTATGCTGGTGCTCTATCTAAGATGGATCCAACTTTTATTGCGACCGTCTTTACTGCATCTGCAGCTACCTTTGGAATTAATACCATGAAGAAGGGTGGCGAGGATGATGACGATCACAAAAAAGAAGAACAAAGAACTGAGTATGTAGTTGAAACACCTACACCAGAACCAGTGGTAGAAGAATCGGCTCCTGTTAGAGAAGTTTCTCTAGAAGAAAGAGTTGAAGCTCTTGAGACTAAGGTAGAAGGTGAAGAGGGAGAGGGATTCGTACAACCAAGAACATGATTGAATTCATTGCATTCATGATTGTTGGATATGTGGAAACATCTCCTGGTCAATGCCAATTGGAATATTTTAGATATAATGAAATACACTCGCTCGTAATACCGTGCCACGAGAATGGAACACTCCCAAAAGGGAGTGTTGGAATGCTCCCATCCATCAAATACTCAAAGCCATAGATAACCACACCCGCCTCTGGATGGAGACGGGTGATTTTTGGCATGAGGAACAAGCACAAATATTACGAGAGTATGTCAAAAATCTCAAAATATGGATACATAAAGAAGAAGGATGGTGGGATGAATGAAAAAACTACTCGCAACACTTGGCCTCACAATTACTTTAGCATCACCAGTATTTGCTAATTCACTAGAACCAACTCAACCAACTGTCAAACCATATAGTCTTGACGCAATGGGTTGTATGATTCTTCTAGAATGCACTGAAGGGGTTGAAAAACTTACTCCAAAATCTTCAGTATTTGATAAAGAAGGTTTTGATCCATTCAGAGAAGAAATAAAGAGAATTATCGCTGCTCTGAATAAGTTGGAAGTTGGAGTTTATCTTGCTCCAGAAAGATATTTTACACCAAGAACTGTTGGTATCTATAAACCCAATCTTAATCGTTTTTTTATCAGTGAAAAGTTATTGAGTGATGAAAGAGAGTTTCTTGGAACTTTGAGACACGAAGGTTGGCATGTAGTTCAAGATGCTATGGGAGGTGGTTTGCATACCTCGTTTATGGCACAGGTTCATCAGGATTCTGAGATTCCTGCCTGGATTATGAAACAAACCAAACTCACTTACGAATCAATAGGTCAGAGTCGTGCTGTTCCCTGGGAAGCGGATGCAAATTGGGCTGAGGAACAATCCAATCAAACTGCTAGATATCTTGAGATGGTTGCAGAAAAACCATTATGGGAACAAGTAGAACCAACTCCCATGACTAAAGAATGGTTGATTGGATGTAACTGGATGAAACCCAGAGATGGTTTGTATCCTTATTATCCAAATAAGAAAGCACAAATGTGTGTAGAGGGTAAATATTGATCTAATGGAAATTCCTGAAATAAATGTACCCAGGGTTGAGGTTCCTGTTGTTCGTCAACTGGAACCACCAGTGTTCACACCACCATCAATAAGAAGTCTGCAGAAACCTGTGGTAGAAGTACCATCTGCAAACTTACCTTATTATGAACAACTTGATGTTCCCACAATGGAACAATGGAAACAGATGGTTGAGGGGCAAAAACAGAACGAAGAGAAGAAAGATGAAATTGAGGAAAAGTCTAGACAACTTCCTCCACCAGCAGCACCACAGATACCTGCTGTTCAGACACCAGAATCAGTTCAACAACAGGTAATTCCACCACCAACAACAAATTTAGGAGTACCAGTCATTGAAGTACCCCTCATCGGAGAAGTCCCAATTCCTCCTAAAGAACAGGTTTTACTTGCTGGCACTACTGCTACTGCTTCCGTTGCTGCGGCTATTGTTGGGAAATCTTTGGTGGAATGGATGGTAGGTAAGATGAAACCTATTGTCCAACAGATGTACGTCCAGGCAAAGAAACGGCTCCACCGAGACCTGACGCCTTACGAGTTACAGGTTGATTTCGCTGCCCAGTTGGATTTGAAGAAGAAGATTGTAAAGGCTTTCCAGAAGGAACTGAAGTTGCAGAAGAAAGAACAGTACCTCCAGTGGGAACAACAACAACGTCTGCACAAATCTTTGCATACGGAGACTGAGGATGAAAATGGATTCCTGCCTTCATGGCTTCACCGCATTTCAAGAGGCGGACGAGTTCAAAATCAAGACGAGCCTTATCGGTCTCCGCCCTCTGGCGATTAGTCCAGACTTCTGCTGCTGCCTTACAACGAGATTGTAATCCACCATCTAAGGGTATTGAGATCGTGCCAGAGATGCCAAAATTACCAGAGAAGTTATCCTTCTGTCCAGTCCTCTCCAGAGGGGTTGTAGGGTCATTATCAAGGTTTGCATAATCCTCATAAGGTCTCTGACCACTATGAGTTGTTGTGTAGAATGGAGTTAAGTTAAAGGTTGGCCCTTGACAACTT